AATCTCTTGATCTACCACGACTTATAGATACACTTTGCACATCACTTGTTACATCTGTAAGTGGTGTTGCACCACCTAGTTCTGCACTATCTAGAACACCACGTACTAAGTCGTCTAATGTAAATGTGTTTTGTGTAAAACCTATGCGAACACGTACTGTTGGTTGTGCCATTATTTGTTAAACCTTTTTTTGTAATTAATCATTTGTTTTTCTGTAAAAATAATCCCCATTTTAGATTTATATTTATTATCTTTTATTTTTACAAAATTCATTACAATATATCTATTCTTGCAGCACCACCGTTTTGACGCTTAAATTCTTTTGCACCCCTAGCAAATAAATCACTAGCTTCTTGATCTGTTGTAATCGGTGCATAATTGTTTATTGTTATACCAGCTTGTGTGGTAGGTGTTAACTGTGTAGCACTTGTAGTTGCTGTTGCTAATAAACCTGTTGCTGTACGTTGTGCGTCTATTTCATCTGCTGAAACAATAGGTGCTATTTCTTTTTCACCTAATCCAAAATCTACTTCACTAAACTTACGTAGTTTTGGTATATCTATCTTTATACCAATCTTGCCTAATATTCTTTGTGCTTTTTCAGCAAAACTATTTAACTTATCTGCAAATCTATTAAATCCACCGATTATACGATTAATCATTTTTTCAAAATTCTTTGGTAGGTTTACTAAAAATGGTGCAACAAACTTATTAACTATTTCTGTAAACTTTTTAAATGCTGGTGCTAACGCTTGAAGTAGTAATGTAATTATTGCAATAATTGGTGGTGCTAACAATCCAAACAATTCTGCAATAGATGATAAAAATGGTGCTACACCTTTTATAGCTTGTATTAAACTTGGACCAATCTCTTGTACCATATCTACAATTACTGGTAATAACTGTTCTGCAATAGGTAATAATTCTTCACCAAGCTGTACTTTAAGTTCTTTTACCTGTGCTTGTGCTTTCCTAGATTTGTTTGCGAAACTATCTTGCGTTCTGTTTAGATCACCCTGCTGTACAGTTGTTTTCTTTAATAATAATTCATAAGTGGCCAAAGCCCTTTCTTGCTTGGTCAATTCGTTTCTTGAACTTTTTCCCGTCATTTCAAACGCTTTTGTTTCTACTTCAGCTTGTGAAATAGCGATACCATAAGTTTTAAGACTTTCATTTTCACCAAGAAGTGATTTAGTAAATGCTTCTAATACTGGTTGTGCACCACCCTGTACGTTAGCGAAAGAAGCAACATCACCTGCTAATGCAGCAAGTTTTGTTCCTAGTTCACCAGACGCTTCAGCTGTAAAGTCAATACCCTGTAATACTGCACCTGTATTTGTTAATAATCCTTCTAATTCAAATGCAGCTAAACCAGCTTTATTTGCAAATTCTTCTACGAAACCAGATACTTGTGGTAATGCGTCCCCAAATGTTGTTTCAAACGCTGATCTAGCTTCACCTGCGTCTGAAGCTAAATCTACTAATTCTTTGCCAACTGTACCTGCTGCTACACCAATGGCACCTATACCAACTGCTGCTGCTTTACCTATTCCAGAAGCAACTTTGCCTAAACCCTGTAATGCTTTTTGTCCTTTTGTTAAGGATTTAACAAACTGATCGGTTTTACCGATTATTGATATTGATATTTTTTTATCTAATGCCATTATTTAATTGCCTTTACTAATGCGTCATATAGTCTGTCTGAATATGTTTCAAGTATTTCATTTTGATTTCTTTTCAATACTTTACCAACAACATAAGAACCTTTACCAAATTTAGCAAAAGAACTTGAACCACTTGTAAATTGGTTTCCAATCCAACGTCTATATGGAAACTTAGCACCTGGTCTTGAATTAGGTAAGTTACCAATTTCTGACCTTTTTATTGCCCTAGTGCCACCACCACGTACTGGAACATATTGATATTCTCTACCACGTTCTAGTGTTAATGCCATTGGATTACGTTGTGAAGTTTTAACATTTATCTTTGCTTCGGTTCTTGTACCAGAAGCAGTAAAACCCATAGCTGATTGCCTAGCTTTAGGTACTGGTTGTTTTCTAGCTAATGGTCTTATGTCTTGTAACTGTTCTTTTGCTATTTCTCTATGGAACTTACTAACAGCTTTAAGCACGTCTTGTTTGCCATACTTTTTCAATTCTTTTCTTAATTCAATAAGTTCTGAATTGTCTATTGCAAAATCTTGTATTTTTTTTGCCATATCAATTATCGTATTTCTTGTTTATAACTCTGACTAATGCGTAAAACATTTCCATATCAAGCTGTTCTATTTCACGTGGACTTATTCCTGTTTCTATTGCTATTGAAGCAATTAAATCTATAAATCCGTTTACGCTTTTAAATTATCACTTGATCCAGTAACGTCTAGTTCTTCAACTAAACCAATCCAAGTATCGTAATCATCTGTAACGCCATTTCTTTTTGCACCAAGCCACGCCAAATACAACAACCACTCATAGCGTTGTTCTTCTTGTAATTTAGAAACTGGTACATCAAACTTGCGTTCAAATTTAACAATATCTGCTGGTTTAATATTTACTTCGTACTTCGTGCCGTCTGCCATTATGACGACCATATTACCCATTACGAAGTAGCCCTAGTAATTGTTCCAGAAGTAGGAAACGAAACGGACATAGTTGCAAGTTCACCAACTGCATTAGCTACTGGTATGTGTTGATTTACAAGCACACTTCCAGAATAGCTTGGGTTAGTTGCACTAACTGATCCACTTGTTGGTTTTACAACAAATGCTGTTGTTGAACCTAACAATGGAAATAATGTTGCGTCCACTTCACTACTAGCGAAATCTTGTTGGAACTCTATGGACAATGTTCCGTCCTTTAGTCCACCAGTTCTGGATTGAAATGTATCACCCATAGCTGTTGTAACGATTTCGTCTGCTGTAATATCTAATGTAACACTTGCAACGTGGTCGCTTAGATCAACGCTGTTTAAGGTTACACTAGCGTCTGTTAAAACAAATTTTGCCAATGTAAACTCCTTTCAAACTTAATTTTATAGTTAAGTAAAGAAGTTAAGTTGTGTTTGTTATTTTATTTTCTGTTAAATAAGATGTTGTTACGCCAACCACGTGCAACTTTTTTTGGTTGGTTAATTTGAATATTATCTTGTTTTAATAATATATTCCAATTAGACCATATCCAACTTGTGTAACTTTCAACTTCTTCAATTACTTCGTTGGTTTCAATATCTATGATTTCACCACCTATGTAATGCTTTAGAAGTTTCTTAGCTTCTTTTGGACTATCAGCTTCTAATTCAATAGTATATTCAGCAACAACTTTGACTTCATATACATTTGTCTTTGGATCACGAAACCCAAGTGATTTTTCTAACGAACTAAAAACATTTTCTGCTTTTGTCATTTTATACTCCAATCTGTTTTGTACGTTTTTTTAATTATACCACAAAACGTGGTCTATCTCAAATTGGCTATTCTATACCGATTGTTGCGTGAATAGAAAAACTTGGATTAGTTCCAGATATTGTGTAATTTAATCGCCAATACTGATCTGTAATAGCACCTGCAACACTTTGGAAATCTGCACCTATTGCTGTAATACCTGTAAAAGTAATTCTATCTGTTGGACTTGTAAAACTTGAATTGTCATCACTTTGTAATTTAAAAGTTACTGTTGGTGTTGAAGTACCACTTACACCGTAACAATGTATGCCTACATAACATTTTTCAGTTGCACCAACTGCACCTAGTTGTACACCAGTTGAATTACCACTTGCAGTTAGATCACCGTCAATCTGTACTTTGCCTTGTACAACTACATCACTTGATTGCGATTTAGAAATACTAAATGGTGCTATTTCGCCAACTGCACCAAATAGGTTATATGAAAATAGTCTTGACTTTGTAAAGTATGCAGTATTGCCCACACCTGCGTCTGGTACTGTTGTAACTAATAATTCATTACCTACTGACGCACCTAATAAAGCGTCTGGCTTGTTTGCACCAGCTTCATAAAAGCCGTCTAATTGTAATGTGCTATCTTTGATCCCACCAAGTTTAGATTTAAAGCCACCACTATTAATTGTTGTAGCGTCTAGTTCTTCAGCTGTAATATCTAAATTTACGCTTGTGATATGGCTAGATAAGTCGTAACCACCACTAAATACCTTACCGTCATTAAATACAAATTTAGCCATTTACTTCTTCCCACGCTTCATTAACATCTGGTGTGCTTTTATCATCTTTTATAAACGTGCCGTCTTTCTTTCTAGCACGTCTTTTTTTAATAGTAGTGGGTTCTATGTGTCCACCCTTTATTAATGACTTAGCAACATTTTCATCATCTATTGTAATGGTGTCGCCTTTTACTTTGCCCATTACCTTTTTATTACCGATAATTTTATATTTAGCCATTATTGACCACCTTTACAACTATCTGGACACGATCCACAACAATTCATTAACTACTTCCTTTCGTATAAACTTCAATACTCATATTCGCACCAACACCGTCAATGCCGTTTAAATTAACATCAGCTGCATAATTGGTCATATCTACCACTCTTGCGTCTGTGTCGCTTAAACCTAATGTTCTATTATTAAATATAACCTGTCTTATGCTTGATGAACCACTACCTGTAATAAAAGCGTCTAGTTTGTCTTGTGCTGTTCTGCTATCTGCACGTTGTACTGCAACCAACATATCAAATGTATATAAATCAGTTCCCCTTTGCATAGCTAAATCAAACTGTATTTCTGTTGGTATAAAGATTGCTACAGGGAAGTTTATTGCATTATCTGGAACTGTATCGTAGCAACGAAGTCCACTTATGTTGCCAACAGTAGTTTTTAAACCGTCCCTAATTTGTGCAAGTGTAGCCATTAAACAACACCTATAACTGTGCCTTTACGAAACGGTGCAATTAATCGTGTTATTTCTCTGTTTTGTTGAATATTGACTACGCCAAAATCACCAACACCAGCAACGCCTAGTGGTGCGTTTCGCATAGCAAATAGTTCACTAGCTAACATCAATGTAG